CTTCCGTTTGTTGGACCCGAGCGGATCGGGGGCGACCCCGCCACGGGGCGACGTCTGGATGAGCGACAAGCGACCGTCCATCGACTCGACATCGATCGATGTCGTGCGAACGCCAGCTTCCTGGAAGAGCCGCAGCTCGCCCAGACGCATCGGCTGGTACGGGATCTTGTTGAAGTTGGCCGTCAGCGTGTGCATGCTGAAAGCATCGCCGGCGAAGACATCGAGCTGCATGATCTGTTCTCCCTGTCCCTTGTACTCGCCGTTACCGGGCGACGATCCCGCGTGCGGCGAGATCCAGATAGGCGGATTCCTTCTGACCCGTGGTAATCGCGGTGGCCCATTCGAGCGAGCCCTTGATGACGGCGGCGTCACGGGCGACGATCACGCCGGCGACATCGGCCGCCGAGGCGTCGACGTTGTCGTACAGGAGCCCGTCTGCCCGATGGCGGCCGTCGTACGTGGTCGGATCCCAGGCCACCACCTTGCCGCCCGCGAGCTGGTTGAACACCGCGATGTCGAAGTAATTGGCCGCGATGTAGTCCGTCGCGTCGGACAGCGTGAAATTGATGTGCCGGCTCGTGAACGCAGCGGTCGATCCGGAATTCGCCCAGATGAACCGCCCGATCGATTCGCCGTCCGGGTCCAGCACCTCAAAGTCCCCGCCGTTCGCGACGACCACGCGATTCTGGACCTGATACCGGCCCGGCTTCGCATCGGGGCCGAGCGACAGCGACGTCATCACGCCGGTGCCGGTGCCGCCGATCACGGTCGGCGCGGTCGTGTCGACGACAAAAGTGAATTTGTCGCCGACCACGAAATCTGCTGAATCCGTGAGCGTGAAATTGATATGCCGGCTCGTGTAGACGAGCGTGCCGCCCGACATGGTCGCATTCGGCAACGCTTTCCCGTCGGGGCACGTCAGGGAGAAGACGCCGTTGTTCGCCACGGCCGTGATGCAGGTCAGCACGTAGCTGCCCACTTGCACCTCGGGGCCCGCGAACACCACCGTCGCCGTGCCGGTGCCGGTGCCGACGACCGTCGGCAGCGACACGCGCCCGATGCCGTACTTGACGCGGGCGATGACGGCACCCGCCTTAAGGTTCTGCCCCGAGAGGACCGTGATGTTCTCGCGGCTCGACGCGCGCTCTTCGATGAGAAATTCGCCCGCATGGCGACCCTCGGAGAGCACGCCCCCGATCAAGGGCATCGCCGCCAGGGCGCCCGGTATGATGATCGCAATCCAGATCACCATCGCTAGGCCGACGAGGGCCGGCCAGAAGAGCGCGTGCCGATGGAGCCGAGCCAGGTGATCGCGCAGGCGCGCCAGAAGGCCGCGCGCGAACGCGATCGGCGCCGTCAGGCCGCTCGTCTTCAGACGCCACGGCTGTTCGTGTTCGAAGCCCATGCCGAAAGCGTTGACCTTGACGATGGTCGTCGCCGGCAGGTGCACCAGGGCCACAAAGAACGCCACCAAGTAGGGCGTGACGGTAAAGCGATGACGCGGGGTGTCCATACTGACTCCTCTGTTACGATGCCCGTCGGTTGCGCGCGGCGTAAATCTCCGCGGTGTTGATCTGCCCCTTCGCCCGGCCCCCAAGATCGGCCGGCAAGCTGCCGTCAATCTCGACGCGATCGAGTTTCGCTGTGAGTCCGGTCAGGTCGGCCTTGATGTCGTCGATCGTGAGGGCGCTCTTGATGTAGACCTCTGCGCGATCCGTGAGCTTCGCGGTCGCGCACAGCGCGCGAATCTGCGTCGCCCGCGTCGTCGCTTTTGCCTGGACATCAGCCGTCGCCGCCGCAGCCGCCGCGCGGGCCTGTCGCTCGGCGGCCACGCCCGCCTGGACATCCTCGGCCGAGGCGCTCGCCGTGATGAACCGCTCGGCTAAATCGAGCACGTCGCCTTCGCGGCAGAGGCGCAGAACGTCCGTCGCGGAGGCGGCCACCGGCGCAACCGGCGCGGGCTTCAGGAGCGCGTTGACGCGGGCCTTGTATTTGTCGGGCACGATCAGATTGGCGAATGCGCCCGCATCGAGATTGGCCGACGCCTTCAGGCCCATGACCTTCTCGGTGGCAAAGCCCCTCGCGATGGCCTCATCGGCGTCCATCCACGTTTGAGCGTCCATCAGGCCGCCAATGGCGTCCGTCTCCATCGACGAGTGCCACTGGTACGTGCTGATGATCTGCCCACGCATCTTGTCGAGAATGTTGGCAGCCGCCCTCATGTCGGCGGATGTGCCCTGCATCTTTCCGCTCGGGTTATGGATCGCCATCAGCGCGTTGTCGCCGATGATGACCTTGCTTCCGGCCATCGCGATCACAGAGGCGATGCTGCCGGCGATGCTGTCGATAATCGTCTCGACGGTGCGCCCCTTTGAGGCTCGCTGGTCGCGGAGTGCGTTCGCGATGTTAATGCCGGCCTGCAAATCGCCACCAGGGCTGTTGATGTGCAGTCTGATCATCGTGACGGCTGCTGGGAGATTCGACAGCGCCTCAACGAACGCCCGTGCCGTAACGCCCATGTCGAGGCCGATATTGCGTGCCAACCAGTCGTCGTCCCAACTGCCGATGACATCGATGATGTGAATTTCTGCGATCGTCGGGTCGTCGACCTTGCAATCGACGCGAAACCATTTCTTCATGCTGGGGCTCCTGCCGGGACGGGTTCGGCTGGCAGATCGGGCGCGGGCGTCGCAGCAGATTGCGAGTTTGCGCTCAGCGCCACGCGCCCGTCCGAGTCATACCGCACCCCGGCCGCGTCGGCGCGCGCGTTGTCGATCTGCTGCTCCGCGTCGATGACCTCGGAGTTGTCGCCTTGCTCGCTGACGACACGCGACCGCGACTTGAAGCCATCGCGCACGGCTTCGCGCTGCGCTTGCACCTCCTGCGTCGGGTTGATGTACGGCCAGCCCTGTGGATTCCAATCGACAGCCGCCCACGGCTCCGGGTTCACGAGGTACTCGACGGGAATCGCCAGCGCGCCAGAGAGAAACACGCGATCCATCCACGCGCGCCACACCTTGCGGCAAAACTGATAGACAACGATCTGGTGCTGCCACGCCTGGATCCGGCGCCGGAATTCGTGGAGGATGACCCGCACGGTGCGATCGTTGACCCGCGACATGTCGCCGGTCAGGACTTCGTATGGCACGCCCGTCGCCGCCGACACGCCGAGGAGCTGCTGCCGCATGAAGTCGGGATAGCCCGCGGTGTCCGGCGGATCGGAAAACTTCACGTCCTCGCCGGGCCCGAGCTCCTGGAAGATGCCGGGTTCGAGGCTGAGCATCGGCTTGTCGTCCGGGCTCGTCTCGACGGCCTGGCCCGTCAGCGGATGCACGGTCTCCCCGTCGCCGATCGTGGTCTGCCTGGTGACGAACGCGACAAATAGATTCGCGAGCTGCTGCCGGAGCAGCGTGGCGTCGTCGTACTTGTCGAGCTCGTAGAGCGCAATGAGCGCCTGCGTTAGATGCGGGACGCCGCGCAGTTGCCCCGCGCGCAGCGGATCGTACACATGGGCCACGCTGTCCGCTGAGACGCGCCGGAGCTGCGACGGATCGTAGTCATCCTGTTCCGGACGCGAGGGATGGAACCAGTACGCGACACGCCGGCCGATCGCGTCGAACTCGATCCCCGCGCGGATCTTCGCCGTGGCAGAGAAGACTGTGTGCGTGTGCGGGCACAGCTCCGGTTCGAGTACCTGCACCTGGAGCGGCACCGACAGCCCGTCCTCGGGTAGCCGCGGTCGCAGTCGGGCGAAGGCTTCCCCGCCTTCGAGCCAGGTGCGGACGACGAGTCCCTGCTGGCCGTAGAAGTCGAGCAATCCATCGGCGTCGCTCTCGTCCGTCCACCGCAGCCAGAGCGCCTGGACCTGCTTGCGGAACACCGGATCCACGGCTTGCGAGAGCGGCTGGATCCCCGTGCCGATGATGTTGGTGACCAGCTTGTCGATGACCCCCTTCGCGTACCCGTCGTTGCGCACGGCGGAGCGGCTGCGATCGCGGAGCGTCGTCAGGTTCGCGAGGATGGCTTGATTGGCGGACGTGGTCGGCGCGCGCCAGCCCACGGTGCGCCGCGTCTGCGCGCCGGATTCGTAGAGGGAGTGTGTCGTGGTCTCGGACACGGAGGCGCGCACACGGCGCAGGCCGGTCGCGATGGTGGTCGGGGCGGGGTCCGCGAGGGTGAGGCGCAGTTGCCCCTCCATCAGAAGCCCTTACTCGCGACGCCAAAGGTTTGCTTGCTGCGGGTGGCGGTGCCTTGGGTGAGCTGCAGCTGGCTCAGCCGATCACTGAAGTAGCTGATCCGGTCTCGGATTTCAGCCGCGGAGCTGTACGTGACGCTGCGGTCGGCAAACGCGACGATGTGCTCGCCGCGCGCCAGCGCGAGTTCGAGCGCGAGGATCGTCGCGGTGAGATCGTTGGCGGTGGCCACGTACCCATAGCGTCAACCTTTTGACACGACGTGTATCCCGCCAGAATTTGGCGGGTAGGGTATAACCCTTGAACGGCTACAGGTTGCGCGCGGGAAATCTTGGCCGTGGAGCGGCGGCTGAGGGGATCCACCCCTTGCGCTGAATGGCGTCGAGATGTTCTCGGATAGTGGATCGACCGAGCTTGAGCCGGCGGGCGAGATACGCCACTGAACAGGGTTCGCCGGTCGCTTTGTAGTACATGGCGATCGCGGCGAACACGAGGCACTGCCGAGGCGAGAGCAGCTCAAGGTCCGGTCGTGGGCTCATCGCCCTAGATACCCGGATCGCCCAACACGTCGCACAGCCGGCCGCTGCGGACCACTGGGCTGCATCGGCGCGCCCGGCATTCGCTCGCGCTGAGCCGCCGTCTGCAACGTCTCCAACATGATCGCCAGCTTCGGATTCAACAGCCGAAGCGCCCCCAGCGCGTAGAGCGCATCATCGAGCCCTTCGTTCCGCGGCCGCGTTTTCTTCCAGACCTGCACAGGCACGCCACGCGTCCACTTTGTGACCAGCCGCTCGGACGCAAACTGCGCCGCGAGTTCATCATCACACCATTCGGTGTTCGGTAGGTGCACGTAGCCCGGGCCCTTCTCGGTCAGCGCAAGGCGCGACACGAACAGCGACTTCGCTGAGTCCACACCGATGGTGTAGAGCGGCACCTGGCGCTGCTGGCGCCCCCACCGCCGCGGCGACGGCGACGACACGATTGGTCGCTGCCCGTCTCGCCCGATGACCGCGTACACCCGGCGCGCCGCCTTCCGCTCGGCGTAGTCATACACCATCGTCGTCCGATGCCCGCCCGAGTCGATACAGGTCGCGTGAATCATCAACCGCGGGCCGAGCTCATGGTGGTACTGCAGATCGAGCAGCGCATCGAGCCCTTTCCACGGTTCCGGCTGGGAGGTGTCGCCCGGGAGGACTTGCCGATCGATCAACCAGGATTCTTCGCCAGGCCCCCACGCGAACACGAGCGCCTCGAGCCGATCGTCCTGGACGTCGACCCCCATCGTCAGGCAGCACGCGCCGGCAGGGACATCTACATCGGCGCCGTACGCTTCGCGCCGCAGCAGCAGCACATGCGGCTCGACCCCTTCACCGGCATCGGACGCGATCGGTTCCCCCAGCGTCGTATTCTGCCAAGTGTGCATCTCGCTCTTGTCGCCGGCCTTCTGTTTCGCGCGCGCGTCCAAAAATCCGCTGACGATGCCAGCCAGCGAGGAAAAAGGTGAATATGCCTCCCAGACGTGAAACGACACGAGGCGTTTGTTGCGGCGCGCCGGCTGCTCCGCGCGCCATTCCCCGCCGGCGAGCATCGCCACGCGTTGCGCGTCGTCGATCGCGTAATCGCAGACGGGGCAATGCAGGCGCGCCGTCTCGGGATCGTTGTCGGTCCACTTCACGTGCTGCCACTCGAACGGATGCAGATGCCCACAACTCGGGCAGGGCACGTAGAAGCGTCGCTGATCGCCGCGCTGGAACCAGGCGTGGATCGGCGCGCCTTCAAGTGTCGGCGAGCTGAGCATCAAGATGCGCTTCCGGCGCCCGTACGCCGCCGTCCGCTTCATGGCGATGGCCAACGTGTTGCCTTCGCCCGGCAGTTCAGGCGGGTAGCGGTCGACTTCATCGAGCACACGCACCCGCGTCGATCGAGCGGCCAGTGAGGCCGCGGAGTTCGCGCCACCGATGGCCAGCGATCCCCCGCGGAACGTTTTTTGGAGCGTCGTGTTGCTCGCATCCTTCGCGCGTTTCTTGCTCACGGTGTCTCGCAGGAGTGGGCTCGCCGCGATGACGGGCTCAAGCCTGTTGCGCGCGAAGTCCTTCGCCATCGGATCCACGGTCGGTTCAACAACGAGGATCGGACAGGGATCATGCGCAACATGGTACGCGACGAGATTCACCGCGATCGACGTCTTACCCCACTGACTACTACCCATCACGACCGCCGTCTCAACGCCGGACTCGTGGAACACGTCCATGATGCCGGCCTCGTAGGGCGCAAAGCTCGTCTGCCAATGCGTGCCGGCGAGCGGTCCTGACGTGACTATGATCTC